AAGGAGCTTCAGCAGATAAAGTATATAGAGATACAATGACTAAGCCCGAGCGTAAAAGGAGAATGATGTAATGGGATTTAGTTTAAGAAGCATATTAAGAGGAGCATACGGCAAGTCTAAATTAAATGCAGCCAGACCTAAGAAAGGAGCTAATCATTATAATGAAGATTTAACACAAGGTCCTTTAACACAATTAGATCATCAGTATCGTAAAAACGGTGCAACAAGTTTTCAACAAACAATATATAATAAGCAACTTGCTCGAACAGAAAGATTTGAATGTCAATTTAATTTTCCTCTTTCTGTAAGAACTGCATTTGATAATCCTAGAATTGCTGAGGATGCTACTATAATGTGTGAGGAAGTACAAATACCAGGTATGGCATTGGCAAATAAAGAATTTAATGTAGGTCCTTGGACTCATTACAGAAATACTAATATGCAATTCTTAGGGCAAGAGATTAACTTTACATTTTATACAGATGTTAATTGGGAACAAAGAGAAGTGTTTGAACAATGGTTTGCTGCTACAGTAGATCCTACTTCAAAACAATCTTATTGGCCTTCTGATACTTGGGGTTCAGTTAGTATAAATGCAATGGATTTACAAGACAATTATAGGCGTTCATGGGTATTACATGAAGTTACGCCAAAGGTTTTAAACTTACAGCCTATGAGTATGGGTTCTGTAGGCGTGGTGAGAACCACATTAATAGTATCAGCGACTTACTGGAACTCTAATTATATTAGAGTTGATTTAGGTGAAGATGAGATTTTATCTAAAGAGAAGTTAGATCCTGATGGTGATAGTATATAATATATAGGAGAAATTATGTTACCAAAAATTGAAACACCAATACATGAATTTACAGTTCCTTCTACAGGAGAGGTTAAAAGATTTAGACCGTTTCTTGTTAAGGAAGAAAAAATTCTTATGTTGGCTAGTGAAGGAGGAGAGTACGGAGATATGGTATCTGCTTGTGAGCAGGTTGTATCTAATTGTTCTCAAGAAGAATTGGATGTTGCTAATCTAAGTATATTTGATTTACAACATTTATTCATAAGATTGAAAGAAAAATCTACAGGGACTACACAAGAATTTCAACTAATATGTGGAGGGTGTGAAGACAGAATAAACTACACTCTACAATTAGCAGATGTTCAAGTTACTGGTTTAGAAGAGGCAGGCAGTAACATTGTCAAAATTGGTGATGAAGTTGCTATAGAATTAAAATATCCTACAGCAAGAGTTATTGCAGGTGTAACCGATGGTGACGATACATCAATTGTAGCAAGCTGTATAAGTAAAGTATTTGAAGGAGAGGAAACTATAGACATTAAGGATGAAAAACCTGAAGATGTTGTAGAATTTATTGATAACTTACCATTAGATACTTTTCAAGAAGTACAAGAATTTTTTAATAGGATGCCTCGTGTAGAACATGTTGTCGAATATAAATGCCACAATGAAGAATGTGGTTTTTCAAATCGTATTTCCATTAATGGATACGAACATTTTTTCGGCTAACTCTTTCTCAGGAGCGTCTTGAAAATTTTTACAAGACGAACTTCTTATTAATGCAAGAGCATCAATATAGTTTAACAGAGTTAGAAAATATGGTGCCTTGGGAAAGAGAGATTTATATTGCTATGTTAGTAGAACATCTTCAAAAGAAGACTGATAAATTAAAACAAAAAGAGAGTTTTTAAATGGATAAACCAACAATAGATAGATCAATAGAAGAAGCTTTAGGCAAACAAAAAATCGGCGATCTGCGAAAAGAAACAAAAGAAAATTTAGGTGCACATAAAGATGAAATTGTAGATGCTATTAGTGTTGTTGAAGGCCATGCCAAATCAAATAAACTTCTAAATATTTTACAGGTAGGTGAGATTGCAGCTAACTTTTCCAGAGATAATGAAGTAAGAGAAGAGGCAAAAAGAGCTGAACAGGGCAGAAAAGATGTAAAAAAACATAGTGTAGGAGCAAGAAATTCCAGATCTAGAATTGAAGGTGGTATAAAAGACATTAAAGATATGATGGGAGGTGATACTCCTAGAGCAACCCAAACAGAACAATTAGCAGATTCATTTTCAGCTGTTGCAATGGGATCTGTTGGTGGTAAAAATAAAGATCAAATTAATGCCAATGCTATAATGAAAAGCTTTGGCGAGGTAATGGGCAGTAAGAACCTAGAAGATTTAGGAACAGAGTTAGAATCAAAGGATAGAGATGTTCTAAATGAATTTACTAGATCAATGGATAAAATTTCTAAAATTGCTATGGAAGGCAAATTTGGAGATTTAGATGATAAGGTAAGAGGAAGGGCTGAGGAAGCTGCTAAGGAAGCTGGTTTTGGAGGTATAGATTTTAGTAGTAGAGTTACTTCGATGCAAGCGATGCAACAAGAAGGTCCTGGATCGTCTAAAGCTACACGAGAGGCATTTAAAAATTTCAGAGACATGGCTGATGAAAGACGAATTACTAAACCAGTGGCTAAAGGAGGTTTTACAAGTGGTGTAGATACAGAAAGTTGGCCACAAAAACAATACGAAGTTCTTACAGAAATATTAGATATACTTGAAAGATGGAACAAATCAGCTTTTGGTGATGATAATGGTGGACCTGGAATGGACCCCGGTCGTAACCTCGGTAAGAATAAGAATAAAGATAATACAGCCAAAGATAATAAAGACAAAACAAAAAACAAAAATCAGAACAAAGGACAAGCAAAGCCAAGTAATGCTAGGAATGGATTTATAAACCAAAAAGATGCAGGACCAAACGCAGTAAAATCACAGAACGGTAGATTTTTTCCAGCAAACAGCACTCAAGGACAAGCAATAGTTAACGCAAGTGCTCCAAAAGGTAGTATCGCTAATCGAATATTTAGAGGTGTAAATGCTATAAAAGGCGGAGTATCGAGCGGAGTAAATGCTGTGCAAGGCGTAGCACAAAAAGGCTTGAACTTTATGAGTGGTAATTCTAAATTTGCCACAGGTTTAAAATGGGGAGGCGGATTAGCAAGCGTTGGATTATCAGTAGCAGATGAAACTATGGAATATTTAGGTGAAAGAGACCAAGCGCTTAAAGACAATCAATTAGAAAAAACCGACGCAGACTACTTATCTGATGATGCGTTAAACAGAGAATTAGATGAAGAAAAATTAGACGCTGTAGGAAGCGTCGTAGGTGGTTTAGGCGGTGCATTGGCTGGAGCAGGAAAAGGCGCATTAATAGGAACAGCATTAGGCGGTCCAGTAGGAACTATTGTAGGTGGTTTTATAGGTGGTGGTTTAGGTTATATGGCAGGTAGTAAAGCAGGCGGAGCGGTATTGAAATCATTAGCCTTTGATTCGGATGCAATGAACGCAGCACAAGACAGTGGTTTGTATAATAAAAATTGGATAGGAGACAGCCAAGTAGATATGGACATGGTAAAAAATGCTCCTACAGAACAATTACAAGCAATAATTCAAGATGAAGATATTAGCGAGGATATCGAAAATAGATTAAGAGACGAAATAGATAAAAGAACTAGAGACTTTGGGACTGATTATGATACTACTGCACCAATGTTACAAGTAGCTGAAAGTGCTAAAGCTGTTAATTTAGAAACAGGAAATGCTATTGAGAATACACAAACTGCTTTAGAAGAAGCACAGGATGCCAAAGAAATTCTTATTAGTACCAATACAGTAACTAATAATAAAGTAGAAAAAACTACTCAAGAAATAATGCCTGTTATATCACCTGGAATGACTACAACATCAAATGATAGTCTTTTAATAAAAGCAAATGTTATCCCATGGCTTGCTACTTAAACTCTAAACTTTAGACTAATAACTCTATCTCTTAATCTATTAGCTCTTAGTCCTACCTGTGTAGCCCAACGACTATCCATCATTTCAATAGCTGCCTTTTCCCAATCACCTTCATTGATGGCACCTATAAATTTTTTAAATTTGCCTAGTCTTGTTCTACCTAAGTTGAACATCATGTTAACAAGAATCTCTTGTAGTTCGCCTGGATACTCTTCCCAATGTTCTTTAAACAATGCCTTACATTCTGATATTGCTATATCCAAATCTTTTTCAAAACACTCTTTAACTCTTTCTTCAGATATTTTCCAACCTGAGGATTTGTTATATTCTTTGTCCGTTTCCAGTATTAAATGTCCTACACCAAATGTAGGATATCCTAGATGATCTTTGTATATTTCATACACGACACCTTCGTCTATTTTTAATTGTTCGTAAATGCTATTTCTGTTCATTTAAATTGTTTCCAATGTTTTTTTAGCCAGTGCTCCGAATACATCGGCCGGCTTCATGTAGTTTATAGTAATACTCTTACGCATTACCTCGTATTCACCCTCCCTAGGAAGTTCATAATCTGCAGGTTCCCCTGCTGCTTCTTTTTGATAGTTTAACTTATGTTCTCTATCAGTCATTTCGTTTGGAAACATTCGTGAACTAATAGTTTCCAAGTCCCATATAGATTTGTTGTATACATAATGTTCTAACCAACCAGGCCATATAAGTAAATCTCCAGGTTTAGGTTTTATAACAATTTCTTCTTGTAGTCCTGAATTAATTTTGCCTGGCAACCAACCTTGTAATATACTACCCATAGGATTTCTAAATGCTATTGGTGTATGTTCTTCTCCTATGTCTACATAGTATGTTGCTGAAAATAAAAACTGTGCATGATTGTGCCAAGCATAACTATCTTTAGAATCAAAGCAAGACCACCATGAAAATGTTTGCCAATATTTTTCTAAGTTTTCTTTATATGGATAATCACATAATTGTTCTAAATATTTAATTGCATGTCCTCTGCAAATATTATGTAGTTCCTTGCTGTCTTGTATATTAACCATAGAGTCTTTCTTAGAAACAGCACAATGTATTCCGTTCTCATCATAACAAGAAAGTTTTCTAAAATATCTACCTTTAATAGGACCAACAGTTTCTAAATAATTAGATCTATTGTCATATTCTTTTTGTATATCTTCTGATAGCCGAGGAATTAAATCCATTGCTATATTGGATTCGTGATAAATCGGTAGTTGAAAATAGTCTGTCATACTTTTATTTATATCAGACAAAAAGAAGCCCTCTTAAGAGGGCTCCAAAACTATGAAAGTTTAGCTATCTTCTGCAAGGGACTTGAAGTAAGATAGTGTATCATCCTCTTCTGAATCTGATGACTCAGGAGCTGATACTGCTGGCGCTGCTTGGACGCTTTTCACTTTTTCCATAAAATGATCGTCTTCTGCATCATTAGTAGTAGCTGATATAGACTCTGCTGTTGGAGCTGTCTGGCCTTTTAGGACTAAGTCCAATTTAGCTTTTAACTCCTCATAAGATTTAAATTGGTCTGGAGCTACAACACCCGCTAAGGAATGTTGTGTTTGCCATAGACCTTCAATTTTAGCATCATCATCTGCTACCGGGCTTGGGCTATCAAATTCACTTTTATCATAATTACGATATCCTTCTACCTGTCTAATTTTTAATTTGAAGTTAGCACCTTCCCAGAAATCAAAAGGATTAACTGGATTCTCATCTTCAAATTGAGGCTGCATAACATCTTTAATTTTATCAAAGATCTTTTTACCAAACTTGTATAGGTAAACTTGACCTACAGCGTCTGGGTTGCCAGAGTCTTCAACGACTAAGATGTTAGCATAATAATTTAAGCGTCTCTTTTGCTTACGAGCTATTTCTTTGTTAGCTTCAACACCAGAGTTCCATAGTTCAGAGTTTAATTCTGAAACTGGATCTTGTTTGTTTAGCGTAGTAAGAGAGTTCTCGATATACCATTTTCCACCAGGGCCTTGAAAACCATGATTGAAAATTCTAACCCATGGCATATCCTCGCCTTGTGGTGCAGGCAAAAACCTGATAACGGCATAACCGTTTCCTGCTTTGTCTACTGTGGGTTTCCATTCCCTTTCATCTTTCTGAAAGTTAGATTTAGGGTTTGAGATTTTATCGACTTCCTTCATTAAGTTGTCGAATTTTCCGCGTGAATTGCGAAGTTCTGAAAGTGTATTAAACGACATATATATTCTCCTGTATTGCGTTGTATTACGGTTTATTTACGATGTATTAGAACTAT